TACTTATTATATGTAAAAGGATTAGAAGAAAAAGCAATAAAAAAATTTGGATCTAAAGAAACACCAATCATAAATTGGCCATTTTCACCATCTTCATCACCTTCAGCATCTTCACCACCTTCAACATCTTCACCACCTTCAACACCTTCACAGCCACCTTTACCATCTTCAGCTTCATCAGGACAACTTAATAATCTTGATTTTGTTTTTCAACAAATAGAACAAGCTCTTTCAACAAATCCAAATTTAAGTGATGATCAAATAGTTGCTGATTATATAGGAACAGCGACGTATTTATATCCAAATGTTTCAATTGATGCATTAGAGCATTTAATAAGAAATACAATTCCTAATATAAGAACACATATACAAGGTTCAGGTAGACCAAAAAAACAAAGTCGATGGATTTCTCACGTAAAAGCATTCGCTAGTAAACATAATATTTCTTATTCTCAAGCTTTACAACAAGCTTCTCGAACTTATAAAAAATAATTTATTTCTTTAGTTATAATATAATGAGTAAACAAGATTTAACAAAAATTTATTCTGATATGGAAAATTCTTTAGAAGAATTATTGAATCAAATTTTTGATGAATTAGTACAATCTCACCATATAGTGTTACGTCGTTTAGATAATCCTGAAGCATCTAGACATGAAATAATAAAAAATGTAAAAGATCACTATTTACAATTGATTGATGAAAAAGTACGTCATGAAGAACTTGCAATGAATCTTCGTAATATTAGACATCGTTTTTCTGCTATTGATAAATTAAAAAGAAAAATTGAATTATTAACAAATGGTTTAATAACTAGAAATCAACATAATCTTATGAAAAAATTCTTGTTTTTGGAATATAAAAATTACCATGTTCCTTCTACTCCTCGCTTAAAACCATTTCCTCCCATTTTACCAAATAATGAATCATCTGTTGTACCAAATAAATATCCATCTCATAAAGAACAATCTGAATTTTCTTATACTCCTTCTCCAATACCATCAGATGCTCCTTCTTCATTATTACCTACTAATTTTAAACCAACAATTAAAATGAGTCCAGCTATACAAATTAGAATACAAGAATTAATATTGCAACATGAATCATTAGATACAATTATTAGAATAGTAAGTCCTTTAATGCAACAATTAAATCCTGATATAAGCGTTGATCTTATAAATCTTAGAATAAAACAAACAGTTGAAAAATTTCAAAAAAATCTTGTATTTTCAACAACAGGAGCAGGTAGAAAATCAAGTACACCAAGTAATTGGGTTTTATTTGTAAAAAAATTTGCTCAAGATCATGGATTAAGTTATGCTTGTGCTTTAAGCAATCCTCAAGTATCTGTTCAATACAAAGCATGGAAAAATTCACACCAACAAATGGCTAAACCTTCTCCAAAATTAACACGAAAACAATCAAGTAAATCACACGCAGTAAAATTTTATAAATCTACTCCTCAACTAAATTTATCAAATCCTGATGAAGAAAATTATACTTATATAAATAGACCTAAACCTAAATCTAAATCTATAATTGCTCCTAAAAAAATTTCTGAACCGCCTAAAAAGGAGTTTATATATAGAAAGTTTAAAAGTCCTGTATTAAACAAATTTACACCTGAAGAACAAAAAGAATATGATGACTATATGAAACAAAAAAAAAAATATGAATATTCTCAAACAAAAGAATACGCTGATTGGATAAAATTTTTAAGGGGCTATGAAATTCATTGATGGAATGCTAGACGAAGAAACTTTAAAAAATCATCATTTAGAAAATTATAAATGTAAATATTTTAAATAATTTATTTCTTTAGTTATAATAATAATGAGTACAAATAAACATCAACAAAAAAATAAATTATTTAATTCCTATTATAAAAAATATAGAGAATTATTAGATTCATATTTTGATGATGAATCAGGATTTATAATGTTTATAGATAAATTTGTTGATACTGTATTTAAAGAAAATTTAGAAGATGATCCTCAAAAAATAGAAGATAGATTTATGATTTTTACTAGAAATTGTTTATTAAATCATAATATTAAAAAAGAAAAACAAATTGATGCTATATTAGAAAAAATATTTCCAAAAAAAGTTGCAAATAATATTCAAGCATTTATTCCTTCTATATCACCAGCAAGAAAAGAAAATTTAAAAAAAGTTCAAGAAATAGATCAATTATATAAAAAAAAATCACAACCTTCTTCACAACCATCTTCAGAACCACCTTTAACATCTTCAGATTCAACAGAACATCTTAATCTTGATCCTGTTTTTCAACAAATAGAACAAGCTCTTATAAATGATGAATTTTTAACTGATGATGAATTAATTGATCTTTATTTAGAATTTGCTCAATCTTTATATCCACACGTTTCAACTGAAGCGTTAGAATATTTTATAAGAGATAGTATTCCAGCTATAAGAAGACGTATTATACAAGGATCAGGAAGACCAAAAAAACAAAATAAATCAAGAAAACCAAATCAATGGATACAATTTGTAAAATCTTTTGCTAGTAAATATAATATTTCTTATTCTGCTGCTATATCTAATCCAAATTGTAAAAATCAATATCATCAATTAAAAAATCCATCTAATTCAAAAGTATCACATTATATTGCTCAATCTTTTTTTAATACTATACCTAAAAAAACAAAATCATTAAAAAATAAAAAAATACACACTGCTAATCAATCAAATATTTATTATATACAATAAATTATAATATTAAGTCAATTTAATAGTAGCCACATTCCAATACAAAGTCGGTGCAACTGTTTCATTAGCAAATTCAGGAACAAAAGCAACAGTGATAACAGGACTTGGATTTGTTGGAACTTGAACTAAAGCAGTATAAAAAAATTTTACAACTGTATCAAAAGGGCCTACATCACCACCAGCAGGAGAAAGAAATACTTCAGTCAACCAAATAGGAGCTCCTGAATTATTTACTGTAATAGATAAAGGAGAATTTACCCAAGTCGTTGTATCGTCTGTAGCTATGCCTATTTCAACAGTTAATAAATAATTTCCTGAAGAACAATCAATATTAATTAAATCATTAGTCCCACTTGTTAAATCTGCTGTTGGTGTTGATATATATTCATAAACATTACTAGGAAAAGAAATCGGAAAACTAGAATTTGAAGCTACCGACATTATAATATAACTAAAGAAAAAATATTTAGTTATATTATGTCAATCGTTCAATCTATTATGTTTGAAAGAAAACAATGGAAACTTCCAACTATAAAAAAATGGTTAAAGGATAATGATTTCAAGTACTATAAAAATGATAAAACAACAAATTATATTCGTATTCGTCAAGTAGATCCTGATAATTTAAAAGGGTATCAGTTTAGAGCCAAGAAATCGAAACATGGAATTATTTTTATTATTGCTTATAAATCAAAAAAAAAAGGCGGAGCAGTATCAGCTGAAAATTTACAAAATTTTTATGAACAATCTTATCAAGATAATCCGATAGAAAATATTAATGGATATATTTATGATCCTGAATTATCTCATGCTACTGCTAAAACATATTATAATCCTGAAACGAAACACGCAGTAATAACTCATAGAGGTACAAAAGGAATAATGGATTGGGGAAATAATCTTGCTTATGCTACAGGCTTATATAATTATACAGATAGATACGCTCAAGGAAAAAAAGCACAAGAAGCAGTAGAAAAAAAATATGGTAAAGAAAATATATCTACGCTTGGCCATTCACAAGGTGCAGTTCTGGCAAGAAAATTAGGAAAAAATACAAAAGAAATTATAAATCTTAACCCTGCTTATCTTGGAGAAGTCCCAGCAAAAAATGAGTATACAGTAAGGTCAGCGAGTGATGTTGTTTCTGCTCCTTATGCTCCAGTTTCCCTTATAAATAAAAAATCTACAACAATTGCTCCTAAATCTTGGTTTGATCCATTAGGTGAACATAAGCCTAGTATTCTTTCACGTTTAGACCCTCGACATTTAATAGGTGGATTTTTACAACAAAAAAAATTTAAAAAATTTGAAAACTATTTAAAACATTTAGGGTTGAGCCCTGCCCTATAAATAATTCAAAAGCTTATTATATAATATATATAACTTATTTAAAGATAGTAGGTTATATATATATATCAAGTGATGTCCCAATCAGCAGCACTCAACGAATTTATTCAAATGGCTTATCAATTTATGATAGCGTATTTACTAGAAGAAAATCGTAGAGGATTTCCTGATGATTTTGATTCATTTGATGAGTTAGTTCAATATTATTTAGAAAATTGGTTTGATGATTTTCATGAACATTATACAGCCACTAAAAATTATACCCTAAATAATAATGACTATGACACTCTTATTACATGGTGTCAAGAAAGTGCCGAAAAAGGGGTTTTATGCGATGATTATCCTAAGACATATACCACAGACAGTAATCAAGAAAAATTAAGGCGATATGCTTTAGAAGCTTATAACGAGAAAAAATTTAAGATAGTAATAATAAATTTTTTAAGAGAATTTATGGTGAGTGATACTCCGATAAATATTATGGTAATGGCTGGATAATTATAATATATATATCTCCTGCTCACTAATCACTACACGAGGAAAAGTTTTAGAAATACATATCCATCGTCCTTTTAGATTTTTAATTTTTTTTATCTGTTCTTTATCAAGTCCTAAATATCCATCAAGTAAATATTTCAGTGATCTATTACCTGCTGTCTTAGGAAAAATCACTGTGAAATGAGCCTCGTTTAATATTCGCTTGGTGTCATTACCAGCACATGCTATATGACTTGTATAGCATACAGACACATTATAATGCCTTCCAGTTTCCAGTATAGAATTTAAAATACTATTTACTTTATTTTTAATTAATTTATCAGTCAGACAATCAGTATCATCAAAAATTACTAATGAATCAGAAAAATCTTTTGCTTCTATAGTTTCATTAATTAATTCAGGAGTTAATTTAATTCTTTTTAATCCTTTAATCGAATCAATAGATGAATCTTCAGAAATACTTGAAAATAAATATATAGGTCTTTGTTTATATAATTTTCTATACTCATCACAATAATGTTTCGTCCAATATGATTTTCCTGAACCACTAGGAGCAGTAATATAAATAATTTGTCTTTCTGTATTTGGATTAGGAATAACTTGAAATTGTTCATTTCCTTTTAATTGTAATTCAGTAAATGGATAACGTGATTCATTTTCTTTTTCACTAATACAAATAACAGGTGCTTTTTTATGATTAGTACCTGTTATTTTACATAAAGGACTACCTACAGACTCAAAGTTCATTATTATATACTAGTTAGATTTTTTTAATTCTAAAAAAGCAAAATACTTTTATTTTGATTAATAAATTCCAAACAAAAATTATTAATTAATTTATTTAAATTTTCGATGAGATTATCTAATGATACAGAATAAAAATTTTTATTTAATCCAGCATCTAAAATTTGAGAATAAATAATTTCTAAATTTTTCTTAATTGCACCTTTACTTACTTTTTTAAATGTTTGTTCTTTGACATCTTTTATTGTTCCTAATTCAGATTTTATTTTATATAAATATCCAGCTTTCGAATTAAAAAAATTTGTTAATTTTTCTAATTTATTTTTATTTTTTATTTTATCTTCTAAAAAATAATATGAAAAACATCGTTTAAGACCTTTCATTAAATTTTCTTGGGCGTAAAAATAATCATAGAAAGCATGTTTAAGGCTATTCAATATATATTCACGAGAAATATCAAAAGGAAAAAAATTAGCATGTTGTCCTAACTTGATAAAATAATTATCGCTATAATCCATAAATATATTATCATCTCCTAAAGCAATAATATCTAATTTCATGGTTGTTGGAGTTAAAATACAATCAACAAATTTTCTTTTATTTCCATTTTCTAAAATTTTATATCCTTTTATTATGTCAGCATATTTCCATCGTAAAGGTTCTCCATTACTATCTAGACCACATTTAAAATCTGTTATAAATACATTTTTTTCTTTTTTGGCTTCTTTGAATTTATTCTTAAACATCAGATAAATTTTTTCTAATATTTTATTTGTATCAGGTTCTTTAAAAGTTTCGTTTAAATCTATATCACTTGAATATTTCATAGATTTAAATGAAGCTGATCCCACAATTTTATAATCACGAGTTATAGTCATAAGATTAATAATTTGTCTCACTTTTTTCGGATATTCCATTATATCTTTTCTAGCAAAAAGATTGTCCATTATATATATTTATAGAAGATATTTTGCTGAGTAATTTCTAATACTTTCATTGAGTCTAGGTACTGGTCTTCCTGCTCCTCGTTTTCTACCTGCTCCTTCTGCTTGTGCTTGTTGTGGTTCATTCTGTTGATATTTATTAATTCCAATCGTTAAATCTTGGACGAATATTTCTATAACTTGATGAAGAGTAATAAGTAAAGGAGCAGAATATTGAACTAATAAACGTAAAATAAAATCTATTCTAACTCCATGTTCATTAGGAGTTGTAAATATTTTCCAAATTAAATTCATAGCACTTCTTATTTTTACTAAATCATTAATTTGTGAAGAAGTTAAACTATTAATATTAGAGTTAAGCATTCCAGTAAAAATATAATCTGCTTTTCTGATTAATTGAATCAATCTATTTAATAATCTTAAAAGAACATTTACATCTTTTGGCGTTGAACCAATACTAACACTTCCATCATCTTCATCGTCTGAATCATCATCATTATTAATTGAACTTATTGTACTATCAGCATCAGGATCATAACTTGGATTATTTATTCCAAAATTCCTCATAAATGTTGAAGGAATGCCTGAACTATCATCATCGCTTGAACTATCACTGCTTGAACTACCATCATCGCTTGAACTATCATCGCTTGAACTACTAAATCCTGTAAATCCAGTATTAACACTTGAAGCACTAGAAACTGTTCCATTAGCATCTCCTGTTCTATAAGTAAGAGGAAGAACAGCAGTATCTCCTAAAGTAGAGGTGAATCGCCGAGCAGGTGCTAAAGGTGCTTGAGGTCTTGCTGATGTACTACTACTACTTGGTCTTGAAGAAGAAGGAGCTAATTTACTTATTTTTTTTCCTTTACGAGAACCACCAATAGATTGTATTCTTGGTTGATTAGGAACTAATCCTGAACTAATTAATTTATTAGCTGTAGATATATTAACTGTTGATGCTTTAAATTGATTTATAATTGCTTGTAATTGACCTGAGGTTATATCTCCATAATCTCTTAATATTGTTTTACTTTTTTGAACAGCATCTAAAATAAAAAATACTGTTGATTGAATTTCTTGATAAGTAACAATAAAGTTATTATAATTTACAGCAATATTTTTATCCAATTCCATTTGACTCGTAACAGCAACATCAGGACTAACTGGATTTTTCATATTTTCTCTTGCTGTATTTGCCAATAATTTTGAAGCAAAAAAAATGCTATCAGGATTATTTGAAAGATTGCTATTTTTTGAAAGTAATGGCATTTATATATAATAAGAAAATATTTTCCTAATATAATCCATTATCTTTTACATATTTACTAGCTTGAGCTAAAGACAATCCTTGTTTTCTCATTATATCACCAACAATCAAACCTCTATTTTCTAATCGTTTATGTCCGCTTGAAGGAAGTTTTGCTCGTGGTTTTCCAGCAGCCATTAAAAGAAGAGGTGCATATGGGGCAATAGCTTTTGAAGTATCAATAGCTCCCTGTTTAACCTTACGCCAATTAATTTTTCCTCCTCTTGCTCGTCTAGCATTATGTTCCATGAATTCAGGTAATAATGCTGGTGGATAAATTCCTTGAGAAGAATTTTGAAATTCTGCTGGGTGATTCATTAATAAAGCACCACCACGTTTTGATGGTCTTCCTCGTTTACGTCCTTGTCCAGTCAGATAAGATTTCAAAGCTTGTTTTCCGTATTCTGTAGCAACAGGAACAACAATATCTTTAGCCATTTGATAACCAGTATGAAGAGCATCTTGAGTAATAGGGTGAGAAGCAACACTATGGAAAGCATTTCCAATAGATTTTAAAATATTAGATTTTTTACCTCCTTTTGTAGATCCTCGTGGTCTTCCTCTTGGTTTTTTACCTGCTCCTAACATATAACTTGTTAAAGCAGCTTTTCCAAGTTCAGTAGCTACAGGCGCAGCAATTTGTGCGCCAGTTTTCATTGTATCAGTAAATCCATGTCCAAAATCTTTCCAAAATTGTTTAGATTTAGAACTACCTCCTTGATAGCCTACTTCATAATGAGTTGGAATATGTTGGCCGACTGCTAAAGAAGAAGGCGTATCATATTCGCTATAACCAGGCAATGGGTGAGCGCGTACACGTTTTCCTCCTGATAAAGATACAACATTTTCCATTGGAAAATAATCAGGATTTGGAAGATGTCTAATTTGATTATAATTATTTCTCATAAGAGTTGCTGAAATACCGTTATTGTATTCTTGAGCCATTATATATATTCATAATAAAAAAATTATTTCTTATTATGAATTTATTTATTAAAATATCCTAAATTATTAATGGATATGTTTGGATAGTTTGCTGTGTCTTTTCCCACCACTTGTAGCTCCCCCACTTGTTGCGCCAGCTGACATAACTCCACCACTCGAAGAAGACATATCAACAGCTCCAAGATGCCTTAATTTTGGTCTAGAACGAATCATTTTCAAAACATTACCCATACCACGATTCATCAATTTACCTCCAACAAGACGTTCATATTCACTTGTCGTAAGATGAGGAACTGGGTTTTGTTCTTTTGTTCGAAGAACCTGTTCCTTCGTCAAAATACCAGTAAAAATCTGAGATGTTCCTTGCTGGGTCGTAAAGACCCCACTATTAACTGTAATAATACAAATTTCAGGAGTAATTGTAAAAGGATACTGATTAAAAACGGTCATGTTAAATTGAAACTGATATTGTCCTAAAGAACTAGCCGACAAATAACTTGGCAGACTAAAATCATAAACCGGAGCAAGAACCAACAAAGAACCAGTCGTAGCAATTGACGTAACCGTACCACTGCCATTGTCATTAAACTGAGATAAACCTTGAAATTCATAAAATGATTGCTGAGAACCATTTCTAAAAGAAATGTTATAAAGATCATTTTGAGTAGCCGAGGCAAGAAGACCTGAAGCATTGTTAAAGTTAATAGAAACATTTTCAATAGCCATAAACGACGAAGCATAAGCCCAGTTTTGCTCTGACATAGGAACACGAGCAGTAATTAAAATCAAATCAGGAATTTGATTCAACTGAATACTTTGAGAAGTCAATCGTGAAGAACCGCCAGGTGCTACAGCATTTGAATTGTTAAAGGTCGTCAAATAACGAGGATAGTCAAGATAAGGAACAACATTTTTCGTACTAATCTTAGCATACTGCTCAGGCTGTAGAGAGAGGAAATTAAACAAAAGACGAGTGCTTTGAAATCCAATATTCTGTGCCGTTCCACCATTAGGAGAAATTCCTAAAGCAACACCAGTAATAAAACTATCTAAACCAGTCGCAGTTCCATTATTAAAAGAATTAGCCGTAGAGAAAAGACGCTTACATGTGCTATCAACATTCAGAACAAACGACATATTGTTAATACCAACAAGACCTGCTTCCATATTAGGCTCACAATTAATAAAAGGAGACAGAGCAAGGAAAGGTTCGGTAATCGTAAGAGTAATTGAAACTTTCCATGTATTCGTGGCCTGACTTGTAGAAATAGGGCTATGGTCAGTATAAACTCCATTCACATAACGATCAATTTGAATAAATTCAAGAGGATAAGCTCCACGAGGCTGAAAATCTTCATCATAGCCAGTCGTATTAAGACTTGCTAAAGGATTCGCATTTGTCAAAGGGGCAGTTGAATAAACACCAAAAGTATTATCAACATACGATGGCGTCATGCTGTTATAGCGTGAAAGCATTCTTTTATCATTCATTCTTGAAAGCATAGGAAGAACATCTTGTAAATTGGTAGATACTGAAACGTTATTAATCGTTGATTGAACTGTTGTAAAAAGGGAATTTAAAGGAAAAGCCTGAACACAATCCGTTAAACCATACTGAAAAGCCTGTTGTCCTGCTGGAACATTAGCAATGGAAACAGTAAATGAAAGAGTGCTTTGTAGAAGAAGATGTCTATCAATAACAATATTTTCAGAAGGAACTTGAACATTGAAAACAATGCTAGAGTTCGAAGCTGAGATTGCCTGAAACTGCTGATAAGTAGATTGAGCAGGTCCTGATTGGACGCCAAAAACTTCAGTATCAGTAATATCAGCAATCAAAGAAGATTCAATTAATACAGTCTTAAAATCAGTAGCCATTATATATATTCTAAACAAAAAAATTTTTTAAATTATAATAATTAATATGCCTAAAATTTTGAAACTCCAGTAGTTCCATCACTACCTTTTTTAGAAAATAAAATTTTAACTGTCGCAGTTGTTCCACTGCCTAATTTTACAGGAACTAATGCTCCAATTCTATCTTTCCAAAATACAGAAATATCAACATTATAAATAGGTCTATTACCTGTTAAAGAAATAAGACGATATTGTGCTGATGGATTGTATACAATATTTGGTTTATAAAACCCTGTATCACTTACAAAGTCAGTAATAATTTGTTCAACCATGGAATTATTACCATTATTAAATATCGTACCATTTACATAAACAGCAGGTGCTGAAATATTTGTTGGAACAATAGGTAGGGTATTAGAACAAAAAACAATGCTAGTAATAGGAGACCATAAAGCTATTGTAGAATATTCTTGAACGACTTGAATAGCTTGATAAGTTGGATTAATAGGAGGAAACTGAATTTCATTAGCACCTCCAAAGGTATTGGTTTGAATCAGAACATTTAAATTATTATTTGTTAAATCGAATGATTCGATAATAAAAGGAAAACTGCTAAATAATTGAAAAAGTGCTGGATTCATAAAAATTTTAATATAATTACTTGAAGTATAATTATAACCTAAAACATCACAATTCAAAATCGCAATTTGTGTATTTGTATCAAAAGTCATAATAGGAGCATTTGTAGTAGGAAGAACAGCACCTGCTAATGCTACTTGAGTTGCTAAATTAGTAAAACAAGTAGCAAAAGTTTGATTGATTAAATATATCCAATATTGAAAAGTATAAATATAATAATATCCACTTGAATTATCTTGAAGACCTGTAGATGTCTGAGAAGGTGGTTGAGGAACAGCAGAAGATAAATCTTGAGGAGCAAATATAATATATTCAACTTGAGTATAAGTGATACCTGTTGCTGGGTTAGTCCATGATAAAGAAACAGAATAAATTGTTAAATTTAAATCAGGTTGATTAGGTTGAATTTCAGGAAGAAAAATTGGAAGCGTTGGAGTGTCTAAAGTAAAACGAATAATTGATAAATAATAATCCTCAGGATTAGCAATTATAGGACTATTACGAGTTTGATTATAATAAAGAGTTGGAGGTGCTTTAGTTGTAGTATCTAAATTTGTAATAACAAGATCTAAATATACCTTATCTGCTTGAGAGTGTGGATTTGTAGTAAAACTCATTTAATATATACAAAGATATTTTTTCTAAATGTTTATATATAATGAAAATAATAAATTTAATACCAAGTACAAGAAAAGGAAAAAGATTTGAAGTTATATTATCAAATAATAAATCTTATCACTTTGGCCTTGATGGCGCAGATACATATATTGATGGAGCTTCTAAACAAAAACGAGATGCCTTTCTTGCTAGACATTTAAATAATCCACTTGAAAAAAAATTAATACAAGAGCTTATACCATCTCCAGCCCTATTTGCAACTTATCTTCTTTGGAACAAACCATCATTAGAAGAAAATATAAAAATATTAAATAAATTGTTAGAATAAACATAGATTAATTATAATTTTATAGATTCTATTCGTTCTTTTGCTTTTTCAAATATTTCTTTATCTTTTTCAATGCCAATATAATTTCTATTTGTATTAATACAAGCAATAATAGTAGAACCACTACCCATACAACAATCTAAAACTAAATTACTTTCATTTGAATATGTTTTAATTATCCATTCTAAAAGTTCTATTGGTTTTTGAGTTGGGTGTATTTTTTTATCTTTATTATAATATTTTAAAATGCTAGTTGGAAATCTATCACCAGATAAATTATTTCCTGATGTTAGAATACAATCACCATAAATATTATTAACATTTTTACGTATACCTCTATGATATGGTTCTCCTTTTGTCATTTGAGGATTATAAATTTTTCCTTTTTTTTTTGGATTACTAAATACATATATCATTTCAAAATTTCTTAATGGCATTTTATTAGCCATATAAAATCCAACAGAATTATGTTTTTCCCATACTAAATCATAACGAAACCATATAGGATTACTATTAATTAAATCAACACCAAATTTAGTTGTAGTAAAAAAAATATATTGAGTATTATCTTTTGATATACGTTTAAGTTCAATCCATAATTTTTCTAAATCAATTTTGTTATCCCATTTACATGCTGTTTGACCATAAGGTAAATCTAATATAACTAAATCTATCGTTTTATTTTCTATTAATGAAAATACATTAAAACAATCATCATTATACAACATAATATAATTTATTATATTTTTTTATATGTTAAATAAATTATTAGAATAATATTTGAATCAAATTTTTGTTAATATTTTGAATTAATCTTAAGGAGCGTTGGATTTTTACTGGAAAAATCTATTTATATTTGATATTTACAATAGAAATCTAAATAATAAAAGGAGTTTTAGATTTTTACTGTGTTTGTAAGGTAAAAATATTAATATTTTTACTCGTAAAAATCAACATTTCAATTTTTTTATTAGATATTTGTTGTAAAAATCAATATTATAATAGATTTTTCCAGTAAAAATCCAATTATTCAAGGTCGCCCTATGCCGAAGGCAGAGATAAAATTAATATATCATTAATTTTTTTATTATTATGTTTTAGCATTATAGTTTCATTAATTTTTTTATCATACTAATTCTGTTATTTTTGTTATATTTTGTTATACCATTATCAATACATTGTTTTCTTAGACTTTCTAAATCTTCGTATTTAGAAAAACCACCATTATCTAATCCTACTCTTCTTAATGTAGATTTATATTTTTCGTAGTATTTTTCGTAGTAGTTAAGCCATCTTATATTTTTATCTGTATAAAATTGTTTTCCGTATCTATATCCGTATATATTTGTTCTTTCTTTTCCGTTAAATCTATATGAATAATTTTGTTTGAAAAATGTATTTTTATACTCCTTTTCCCAGTCAATATTTTTAATCAAATCCGCTTCTGTTTGTATCACAAAATAAAAAATAATATTTTGAATTTCATTTGGTAGTTGGTTAATTTTTAAGAGAATATCCATTATACTATTACTATATATATTCTTAAGTATTTATTTAAGGTCGCCCATCGCCGAAGGCGGTTTATTTTAAAGTGCGGCTAGAGCTGCCGCTATAGCAGCATTAACCCAAGCTGTAGTAGCAACATTTGTTGAATTGTCACCAGTAGCAGGTGTAGGAGCTTGAACAGGAATATCAAATTTTGCTGTTGTATTATTTATTGCAAATAAATTAGAATTTGATGTACCATCATAATATACAAATTGTATACTACCATTAGTTATAAAATTTATATTATCACCATTTAAATTTACTGATGCACTTCCATCAAGACAATGAGCTTCTATTGTAATAATAGTATTATTTGAATTTGTTGTATTTACAGAACTTATTATAATTTGTCCAAATTCTTCTGTATCAGGATCAATTAAATTTGCTATAAAGATTGAACCACCTACAGATTTTATATTACATGTTCCTGCTTTTGAATTTATTTCGCCTGTAAGAGATTGTAAACTTATTACAGGACTATCTCCTGTTGTATTTAATGATATACTACCACCTACCATATTATTAGAGCCAGTAGTAGTTAATGTACTAGTACCACTATTAACTGAATTGTATCCAGTAACAATAGTAGAATTAGTTCCTGTAACATGTGTTGTTAAACTTTGATTAAAATTTTGTTCAGAAACGCCTGTATATTCAATATATCCATTATCATATGAATTTGTAAAATTTACATTATCACTAAAATTTAAATTAATATTTGCTGAAATTCCTGTAGTTGTTAATGTTAAATCATTATTACCAGTATTTATATTTAATCCACTTGATGCTAATAAACTATTACATGTTCCTAAACTCAATTGATTAGCTGTTGGATTGCTTAATGAAATGGGAGTTGTTGTACTACCAATTGTAACAGTAGGAGCTGATAAATTGCTATTACAAACTGTTTTAGCAGAAGATAGATTTAAATTAGCTGTACTCGTATTTATACTTAATCCACTTGATGCTAATAAACTATTACATGTACCTAAACTCAATTGACCAGCTACTGGATTACTTAATACAACAGGTTCAGATGTATTTCCAATTGTCACTGTAGTAAATACAGAACCACCGCCACCACTTCCAACAGGAATACCATCTACTAATAATCCATTTGTAGAATCAGCAGTAAGACAAACAAAATCTGTTCCTCCTGATCCAGTTGGATAAGAAATATTTAATGCTTGATAGGAAACATTATTTGGAGAATATGGAGGTAAATTTGAAACCATATAATTTTGGGCAGATGCTGTAGACATTATATTATAATATAAGAAAAATATTTTCTCATAATATAATATGTCGGTGATTTCTTCTGCTGGTGCTAATTATACTTCGCAACTTACAAGATTTCCTCCTATTGCTGGAAGTGTAGGAAATATTTATACTCCTACTTTGATTAATAACACAGCTGTTCCTTCAGGAACAAATACTATTATGATTTCATCTGTTTTAGTTGAAGGAACGTATACTATTCAAGGATTTATTGAATATTTTGTGAATACAGGAATAACAATATCTTCAGCATCTGTCCAAATTCAATCCGCAAATTCTGCTGGTGATTTACAAACAATTGTAACTTTTGCTAGTCCTATTGAAGGGTCAAATAGTAATTTTTATGTTCCTGTAAATTGGACTTTTTATAGTGTTCCAACTGCTACTCCTAATTTTACTCTTGCTGTTGATGCTGTAACATCAGATGGCTCAACTTATAATGTGGCTTCAGGAACATTAACTATTGCTAAAATAGCATAGAACAACTTAAATATTTTTATTTGTATAATATAATGAAAAAGAAAAATCTTATTGATTATTATAAAAAAAAATTAAAGTATTTCATAAATGATTCAGACATAAAAAGATGGCTTCCAAATGCTGAATCAAAAATTATAAAATATTCTGATTTAGCAAAGTATAATTCTTTAGAAGATTTATTACCTGAACCAATTGATTATAAAATAATATTAGTAGAATCAGAATTAAATTCAGGTCATTGGACTTGTATCATGAGGAAAAATAAAAATATTGAGTGCTTTGATTCTTATGGGGGTTCGATAGATCATGAATTACATTATATTCCTAATTCTATGAAAAAATATCTTGGAGAAGATAAATTATATTTAGGCAAATTATTAAAAGGTCATAAGGTTATATATAATAAAAAAAAATTACAATCAGATAATAATGGTATTGCTACTTGTGGCCGTCATGTTATAGCTCGTATCTTATCATTTCTTTGTGGCTGGACTCTAAAAGATTTTCAAGAAAAATTAAAAGAAACTTCTGAAGAAACAGGCAAACCATACGATGTAATAATGGTAGACTGGATTAATTCATAATTATTTTTCATCTAATTTTACATAAGTGTTATTTATAACATTGGAAGATGTACCCATTTCATTTGCTGTATCTTTTAAATCTTCTACTTGAGGAGCATATTTATTTGTCAAGTAAATATTTCTGAGCATAGATACACCTATCTTTTTCTTGAAAATATTATTTAAAATTCTTGTAATAGAATTTGTTTGAGTAAAAGGTTCTCCATCATAGTTTACAAGTAAAAATATGTCTTCATTTTTTTTTGACTTTAATAATTTTCTTTGTGGGTGTACTTGAGATAAATATACTTCAAGAACTTTCTTTAATTGTTCATTTGCTGGAATTGTTTGGGTCTTATATGTTTTAGCAGTTTTATAATTATTGAAATAAAAAATATAACTTGGAATATCTAGATAATTAAATTCAGTAGGTAAATCAGCATGATAATGTTTTATAATTTTACAATTTTGATAATCCGCATTTCTTCTTGGAGCTTGAAGAACATATAATGATAATACAACCCATGAAAGAATTTTTCCATATTCTAGATTATCCAATGTCTTTTTATTTAGTAAAGGATCAATTTCTTCTGTCAAATGATTATATATTTCCAACACTTCTTCTTGAGAAATCCAATTATCTTTTTGTGTTTCTGATTTTGTATTATTTGATTTTATATTTTTACTTTCGTCCATTAAAATTTTATAGTACTTGTCATAAAGTTTCTTTGCTTTTGGAATAGAAGTTTGTTCTTTCAAATAAGATACAATAGAGATTAAATAAGTTCTTTGAGTATTTGGTTTATACTTTGATAATTTTTCTAAAATAATTTCTGGTTTATCTAAAAATTTTAAATTTTTTATTTCTTGATTTTCATTAAGACGAATTAGATTTTTCATGTATAAAGTTTTTGAGCTTGAAGAAATATTTTTGTTGTCAAGAATATTCATTATATAATATATAAATATTAAATTTTTATATTATATTTTTACATTATTATTTTTTTTCAAAAGGAGGTAAATTAAAATCGCCTTTAATTTTTTGTTTTAAATTTATTTGTTTCTTTAAATTTTTTGGATTTATTTCTTTAGGAGTTAAAGGTGTAGATTTATTTATTCTTTTTGTAGGCCTGTATACAGGATAATCTTTATGTCCTACATCTTTCCATTGCTCCTTAAACCATGTTTTTAATTTTTTTGGTTTATGATCTTTTGAATATGTACCTCCTAACTGTTTATAAAATTTTACTATAAATCCTGAACGATAAGCAGATGGCTTATTGTAAATTAAATTTGAATATTCCTTGACTAAATTATATAATTCCATGTCATCAGGAATAGGCATTATATATAACAATTTATTTTTTATTGCTTTCTAAATCATTATTACCTAATGCTTTACTTCGTTGCAGTTCAAGTTCATCTATTTTTTCTTCTAACTCTACGTCTCGTTCTATTTTAATACCACAACAAGAACAAGACCTACATTTACTTTTATAAATTAGTCTTATTATCATAAGTAAGCAACTTATTATACTTGTTGTAAAAAAACTCCAATAAATTTCACTTAACATATATTTTCTTTAGATTAAATTATATCCATATACAATAAATTGTAAAGTCATATTGTTTCCTACACCCAAAGAACTCTGTTGAATAGTTAATCCAGTTATGGTCGCACCATTCAAAGAAGAAGATACAATATTCCTATCGCTATATCCAGAGACCCCGGGGTTACCATAAAAACTTTTACATTTCAATCCTACAACATTCGCAGAAGTATTCGCAAATCCAACATTTTCAACCTCTAAAACAACTTGTTTATTGGTTAAAGAAGAAACCGCAAAAATCAAAGGAGCAGAAGATAAAGTAGCACCAGCAGTATAAACAGCAGAAATAACAGAAGGAGCAGAACTGATTAATTCATTACCATATAAACTACCAGTTGTAGGAACTCCAGTTCCCAAATATCCAGCGAGGGAATAAGTAGGATAAGCAGTAAAAGAAACTTGAGTTGCTGAATTGATTACAATTCTATAATTAGAATAAGTAGAATTGAAAATAGAAGAAACAGAGAAATTTTGAGTTGATGCTGAACCAGTAACAGAAAATTGACTTGTTGATAAATACACCAAACCAACTTGTCCGAAACGTGAAGCGTCATTAACAAGAGAAGGAGTAGATGATAAAGATACTTGAGGAATAGTCAAAAGAGAAGCAGTCATAGTAGCAGTTGAACTTGGAACATCTTGTAAAGTTAATGTTGAATTGGATAAAGAAGAGAATATAGTTCCTCCAGTAGTCGCTGAAAAAGTTGTTGCTCTCAAAGTAGAAGTAGATGGATTATATGTTAAAGGTCCCGTAGTATCATCAACATATAAAGTCTTAGCAGAACCAGCTGAAGTTTTTGTAAAGGGAATATAATATGTTCCGCTTGTATTATCTGTAGTTGTATTCACCGCCAAAGCATTAGAAGCAGTCCCAGTTAAAGTTCCTGATATATTTGTCGCATTCAAAGTATTCGTAGATGGAACCCATGTTAAATTACTATTTACTTTTGTTGCTTGATTACCCGAAGAAGTTGTTCCAAAATGAATAGGGCAGTTAGATGCAGTAGCAGTATCAATTGTAGTAAATACTCCATTTGCTTGACTTGTAGTAGTTGAATTACCGCTCAAAGAACCGCTAAATACAGAAGCAGTTATAGTTGCCGAAGGGAAATTAACCAACAAAGCATTAGGAGCAGAAATAGCGGGAGTAACTGCCGAATTATTATTAATTAAAAATTGAGATGCCGAACCATTCATAGTCATTCCTCCATTTGTTATTGTTCCAGTAGCATTCAATTGATTGGTTGTAGGATTAAAAGTTAAATGACTATTACTATCTGTATATAAAGTTTGGTTGGTTGCCGAAGTTGCTGAAACAACAAAAGGAATACTATAAGCACCTCCTCCAGTAGCAATACCCGTTGTATTGACTTGAGTAGAAGTAGTAGCAGAAGAAGCAGTTCCAGTTAAATTACCAATAAAAGTAGAAGCAACTATTTCTCCATCACCTACACCATTTTTATTTATATAAGTCTTACCGCTTGGAGCAGTCAAATAAACATTACTGGTAAAACTTTTTATAGTTAATAGGTTCGCAGTTGTATAACTTGAATTATTATTCGCAGAAGTAGTCAAATCCCCATTATAAGTTGTAGTATAACTATTACCATTTCCGTCAAATAATTCTATTACTGGATATAAAGTTGATAAATCATAATTAATAAAAGCATCTGTATTATTTGGATTTTGTATTTTTACATTTATAGCGTCCTCCAAAATAGTATTACTTGAAGCAAATAAATTTATTCCCTCGCTATTACCATTCAAATCAATTTTATTACCAGTTAAAGAAACAAAATCGCTCCCAGCATTCAAATTAATATCACCACCAGCAGTTATACTCAAACCACCAGCAGTATTAAGTATAGAAGGAACATTCGTTATAATCTGTCCGTTCAAATTTAAATCATTATTACATATAATTCCATTTGTACCTGATAAACTTAATTGATTAGAAGAAATAATTCCCAAATCAACACCAATTGCTCCATTTACAGAATTTACATTTGTTAAATCTTGAGAATTCAGATTAATTCCATTTGATCCACAAGAATTTCCTACAACTAAAATAGTTGATAAAGGTACTAAAGGTCCAGCTGAACCTGTAGCCCCAGTAGCACCTGTAGCACCAGTAGCTCCAGTAGTTCCAGTAGCCCCAGTAGCACCAGTAGCACCAGTAGCACCTGTATTTCCTTGAGGTCCTGTTGGTCCTGTTGGTCCAGTAGGTCCTGATATAACTGGTAAATGATTGAATTCATATTCTAAATAAGTTAGACGATTGTTTAAATTATACTGTGATCCGAAACTCATTTTATATATAAATAGAAAAGAATTTTATTAAATAAGAATTTTTATATTTAAAAAAGAAATCTAGTATATTTTATATGGAAAAATCTATTTTGGAATCTTTAGAAGAAGTAAAAAACTTATTACAGGATATTGAAAATAAAGTTATAGAACAAAATCCGACAAGAATAGTATTTATATATGCTATTGAATGTAAAGATAAAAATATTTTAGATTCTTATGTAGGATCAACATTTTCCATGAGTAATAGAAGATATATACATTATCATAATTCAAAAACATCAACTAGCAAATTATATTCTTTTGTGAAGGCAAATGGGGGTTGGTCAAATTTTGAATTTATTATTTTAGAAAAAATAGAAGTATCAACAAATAAAGAAAAAATGGAAAAAGAACAAGAATGGATTAAAAAGAAAAATCCAGTACTAAATAGTAGAAGAGCATTTAGAACTCATAAAGAATTACAAGAACAATGGAATAAAGCAACTCATAAATATAGAAATAATAAAAAATTACATCAACCACCAATAGGTATCTAAATATTCATGAGTAGAATTATTTATTATTGTAATATTTTTTAATATATTTTTACCAAACAAAAATAGTAAATAATTTATTTTCATATTTTATATTTAGAAAAAATTTCTAAAGATAAATTATGAACTGCTGTGATTATTGTGGAAAGAAATTAAGAAAATGTAAAAAGGTAGATATTCCTGATAGAACAACTCATTTTAAATGTTTAGATAAAATAAATCAAGAGCGATATAATGAGCAAATGGAAAAATTAAAAGAATTAATGCGTGAAGGAATAAATAAAATTATATTAAAAACTGACAATACAACAATCCATAACATGTCGAATTAATTGAGTTATTTTTTTTTCTTCTAAACTTTTTCCATCTTCATTATCTTCCATTCCCATAATAGAAAAATATAATCTTGATTGATCTTCATCTTTTAATTCTCTATAATTTTGAGTTAATTTATAATCATCAATTTTATTTAATAAAATATTTTTTATACCTTTTTGTTTTCCTTTACCATTAATAAATATTTTTATTTGTTCCATTAATTCATTACCATGAAATTTTTGAAATCCATTTTCTAATTTAACATATCCTTCTTCAGAACCCTTTTTTTTATTTGTAATTTGAATTGGATAATTATATTTTGGAATATTTTCAAATCCTATTTTGATTGTTTCAATATATTTTTTTTCATAACTAGATAATGCTATTCTTGAGAAATCTTTTATTTCCATTTTTTTTTCTATTTCTTCAATAAAATTAGAAATCGTATAAGCATCTTTACAATCATTACGAATATATTTAGCTTGAGGACTTAATTTTAATTTAATAGGTGTTGATTTTACTTCTTCTTGAGGTTGAACTTGAGGTTGTTCTTGAAGTTGTTCTTGAGGTTGATTTTCTTCAATTTTCAGTGAAATGGATTGTTCTTGTTCTTTATTTTTTTTTGAAATATTTTGATTAATTGGTTTACTTGAGGAAAAATTTAATTTATCAAGCAAACTCATTATTTGTTCGTCTTTAATTTTAATTTGTTCTTTAAGAAAATCGATTTGTTCCCTTAATAATAGTTCTGTAGAATCTAATAATATTTTTTCTGTTGATTCAACTTGAGGTTCAATTGGTTTATTTGTATTTTTTTTACAAATTTTAATATGTCTATCGCAATTATAGACACTTTTAAATGCTTTATCACAATAAGGGCAAATTCTTTTTTCTGAGGACATACTGGCTTCTTAATATATATTTATAACTTATCTTTAAGTTGTTTTAATATATATTGAGAAAATGAGGAGATAAAAGGAGCAATTGAAGAGCAAATTGAGAAATAGGTTTTATATAAGTTTTATAGTGGGAATATATTATAACCTATAAATAATAAGTTATAATTTTAATTAATTATTTTTATTATTTTTTTATTTTTATTAATTTTATTAATTCTTTTATAATTTTTTAATAGACTTTATTTTTTTTTTATTAATTTTTTTTATTTTTTTAATTATTTAATTAATTTTTTATTTATTTTTGAGAAAAATGAGGAATATTTGGAGGAAATGAGGAGAAAATGAGGAGGAAAAAGAGAAAAAAAGGAGAAATGAGGAGAAAAAAGAGAAAAAAAGAGGAATATTTAAAAAAAAATAAAATTTTTTCTTCTAAAAATTTCAAAATTTTCAAAAAGTACGTCTAAAACCTATTATTTATAGGTTATAAATAAGTTTTATGTAAGTTTTATACGTTTCCAGTCGGATTTTTTTTTTTAAAAGAGAGTATAAGAAAATTTTATATCTTCCATATTTTTTTTATATATATTGAAAAAAAAATATTCAAAAATAAGAATTTTTTATTTATCGATATTCAAGTTTCATGAAAATATTTATAAAATACATCTAAAACTTATTTAAAGATATTTATTAAGTTATATTAATGAATTATCAAGAATATATCAATGATACAGAAATGGCTATGGATTTTATGGATATAAATAATATTAATTCCCTTGATGAATTAACTGAATTAATTAATAAATATAAACATATAGTATCAGATTATAAACTTGAAAAATTTCCTTCTCATGAAACAATTAAAGTATTTGGAGATAATCCATTTATTTATCTTGATGATACCAAAATAATAAATGTAAAATTAATTAATTCATACAGAAAACAATTATTAAATAATTATTCAAGAGTAGTAGAATTAAAAAAAGAAAAAATAAAAGAATTAACTTTATTAACTAAACAAGAAAAAAGTAAAAAATATTATCAAGATAATCGAGAGATAATTTTAAATAGAGCTAAAGAATTTAAACATTCTCAAGCTGAAAGATTAAATGAAAAAAAAATATGTGAATATTGTAAAGGAAAATATACTTTATCAAATAAGTCAAATCATGAAAAAACAATTAAACACCAACAATCATTATAATATTTTCAATTTAAAAAATATTATAAGACCATAAAATAGAATTTTTAAATAGTTTAAGGCTATACCCTATGAATTATGAGAAATAATAACAATTTTCACATAATGGTCTTTTTGGTATATAATCAATCATAATTTTACATATTTTACACAATCTTTTTTCAGGTTGTTTTTTTTTAATTTTACAATCTTTACATCTATTTTGCGTTCTTGTAATATGAGGTTGATTACATAATTCACAAGTTCTTGTTGATTGAGGAATAAATCGTTTAATACAACAATTTCCAACAATAATAATTTCATCTTGATAAGAAATATAACAATTTTCTATTATAGATTGATTACATACACATTCATTCGATTTCTCAGGTAATAATTCTTTTGGATATAACATTTTGAAATAATTAAAATGTCTTCCTTTATTTCCTCCTGCATATCTCCATAATGATAAATCTTTATTCTCAGTCTCTAATAAATTCCAACCTTTCATAAATTTATCCTGAATATTCATTATATTAATTATTAAAATTATTTTAAATGATTTTTACAATTCATTAAAACTTACTTTTAAATAATATTAGATTTTTACTTAAATATATCTTAAATACTATTTTATGGATAAGCTTTCATTTCAAAAACTTTCTTTTATTATTGATAAGTGTCATGAAGTTAGTATTGATTTTAAAGATCTTCAATTGGATTTTTACAAATATTGTTATTTTATGATATTTGATAGAGAAGATATAGAAATGAAAATATTTGAAGAAACAAATAAAGATTCAGATGAAATAAGTGACGAAGAATTTAAAAAATACGAACCTGAATATTTGAAAGGTTATACTTATAATGAGAAATTTCGTATTTGCATGAAATTAATTGATGGTATGTTAGATGATGAAATTATGAAAACACAATATAAAAAAGATTATAAATGTAAATATTTTAAAGGTGTGTAATAATTTATTTCTTTAGTTATAATATAATGAGTAAAAAATTAACTCCTCAAGAATATGATGATTTTTTAGAAAGTGTTTTTAATGAAATTGAACGAACGTATAATGAATTATTATCTGAAGATTTAATTAAATATCCAGTAAAACCACAATATCTTACTGCATTTATTGAATATTTTATGAATAAAAAGTTTTTGTTATATAATGAACCTACGTATTTAGCTGATATTCAAAGATTTTTAAGAAATAAACAAAATTTAAAATCAACTCTTTTATCTACATTAGAAGTTTTACGAGCAGAAGATCCTAATATATTTGAAAAAGAAATAACTAAAAAAGGAAAAAAAGAAAAAAGAATAGATAAATTACCTATACCTGAAACTATGAAATCAAAATTAAAATCATTAAAAATTGATAAAAAAATTGTTAGAAAAATATTAGAAATTTTAGATTCAGGTTATTCAGATGATCAAAAACAACAATTAATAAATGGTATATTTACAGATCAATATAATCATTTTGATTCTGATGAAATGCAATTATACTTATTATATGTAAAAGGATTAGAAGAAAAAGCAATAAAAAAATTTGGATCTAAAGAAACACCAATCATAAATTGGCCATTTTCACCATCTTCATCACCTTCAGCATCTTCACCACCTTCA